CGTATACCTGCAGCAGACCGTGGGCCTTGTCCACCACGATTTCGAAGTAGTACCACAGACCCAGCAGGATAACCGCTGTACCGACACCGTTCGCAATGCTGATCTTGCCCGTCGACTCATCCCACGCCAGCGTACCGACGTTGGTGATCGAGATGATGTTGCTGCGCTTGGACGCCGCGTTGTACGCGAAGCCCAGGACAAACTTGCTCTGTGATGAGGTGAAGATGCGCTGCATGGTGCCCGTGGCTCCCAGCTTGATGCATCGCCCGTCCTGCGTGCGCGCCTCGTCGATCGTTACGTCGCCTGCCACCGTATAGCCGGAGTTATTCATGTACTCGGCCAGTGGTGACGGGTTGCCAGCGCCGGACACGTCGCGCAGCTGGTCGAAGCCTTCCATAAAAAGAATCATGTAATCACCCTAAGATAAGTTTCACGCCAAACTCAGCAGCGGCGAGACTCGCTGCATCATAGCCTGCCGGACTGAACATGGTGTAGCGGAATGTCCAGTCACGAGTAATATTCGCCTCCCGCTTCACCTGGTCGTCAATGTTGAAGTCCAGATTCATCGGGTCAGACGTCGCCTTCCTGAATAGCGTGATGAGCTGCAGGTACCGGATTGGGTTGCTGTCAGGCAACGGTGATGACGAGAAGAAGGTGTTCTGGTTGCCATCCACTGCAGTGTAGATAAATTTGTCGAGCTCGTTAATCGGTGGCGACACCGCCTGCCAGCGCGTACCGGTACCGACGTAGGACCAGTCAGTCTTCGTGCCGTCTGCCGTTGGCGTGCGGGTGGACACCTGAATCGGCTCGATGCGCGCGCCGTCAGTGATGTAGATGTCGTCGTAGATCCGGGATCCGTAGTCGGCAGGGTTGGTGAACAGCGACCACGGGTTATACGTCACCACCAGCGACCCGGTAAGGAACGCCGGAGCTGCGATGCTGATATCCTGCTTGCCGTTGACGAACGCCGTTACCGTGTTGGCGGTCTTATCGATCACCATCTCGATATAGTACCAGCGGTTCTTCAGCGGGTTGACGTAGCCCGGGGTGCCAGCCTGAAGCCCTGTGCCCATGTTCAGCAGACCCGTTACAGGGTCCACCCACATGTACAGGTTATTCGCACCAGCGCCAATGGCCACCAGCGGCCCACGAGCGTCGTACTTCACCGCGAAGCCGATAGACAGGAGGTTGCCTGCCATCGCCCATGTGCGTGTGAACGAGCTGCGGTACACGCTGATTGCCCGGCTGTTCCCTTTCCTGCCGCCTACCACTGTAACCGCACCAACGCCGTAACCGGCCATGCGCATTAACGCATCGCCCCTGTCACCTGCAAATTGTTCAAAGCCGTCGATAAAGGTGGCCATGTGTTCCTCACACGAATCTGAATCGGATGACCAGTCCAAAATTCTTGAACGTGTCAACCGCTGTTGCCGGGCCACGGAGCGTGAAGCGATCCCCTTTAGCGAAGGAGATGGCGTTACCGCCCGTCGTGGCAAACGTGGCGCTGTACGACCCTTGCTGCACCGTTATTGTACCTACGTTGGTGCCGTTACGCTGCACCCTTAACTGGATATACGCCGGAGCCGCCTGCAGCATGTCAAGAACGCTGCCCGTCATGTTGGCCGGCAGGATCATCGGGTCAAGAATCGGCAGGTGGACCAGTGCCTCGTCGTCGTACATGGCATCCGTCACGGTGATTGCGACGTCGTACGCCGTTGGCTTGACGGTAGGGTCTGGTCCCGGGTCAACCGGGTCTTCCCCTGTAATCTCGTCTTCCCAGTTGGTACCGTTGAACCAGACGAACTGGTTGGTGGAGATGAGCCTGAAACGCCACCCGTATCGAGGCGTATAGAAGACCCACGCGCCTTCCACCAGCACCGCCAGATCGCCACCGTGCTGCGCCCATTCGCCTGACGGGTTGGCAGCGATGATGTAGCGGTCGCCCTCCACCGAGTCGGCAGGCGGAGAGCTGAACGTCATGGAGATAATGACCCCGTGCAGCAGCGTATCGAGCAGCACTAAGTCGTCGTTTACCGGGCCGCCCCAGAAGTCTTCGCCGCGTACCCATCCGTAGTTAAGCCCCTGGTTAGGGGCATTCTTCAATGGCATTAATTACCTCCAGTCTGGTCAGGCAGATTGGCCGCCCATCCGTGGTCCCAGTTATTCGACCAGCCAAACACGTTATCCGGGTCCGGTTCTGGCTCCGGCTTAGGGTCAGGCGGGTCAGTGTCCGGCACTTCAGGATCCGGATTCGGGTCTGGGTTCTCCGGGTCAGGCGTTGGGTCAGTACCGCCACCATCCCCCGGCGTGCCCGGGTCAGGGTTGTTCGGGTTAGGGTCTGGACTGCCCGGATCCGGATAGTTCGGGTCAGGCGGTATTGTGCCTCCGCCCGGTTTCTCGCCCGGCGATAGTGGGTATGACGGCAGGATCAGCACCATACCGTAGCCCTGCCAGTTGTATTTCTCGTCACGCACGGCGTTGACGGATAACTGCACACCGACAATACCAGGTGCCTGCAGCTGACGTCCAGCACGAAGACCCCATTGCATCAAGTCTTCTGCTTTGAGCAGCTGACCGGCATCGGACGTGAGATACGTTGCGAGCGTTACCTTCACGGAGCTGTTACCGGAAAGATAGGTGTACCCGACCCACACACGATACTGCACACCCGGCTCCGGCGTAATGCCCGTGGCGAAATGGTCGTACGCGTCATCGCCCTGCCAGATACGGTTGCGGTGTGCCCAGGTCAGCACGACGTCCCGCGCTTCCGGTTTGGTGAAGTCCATGCCTTCCGGATAGGCGCGTACGTGCTCGAACCAGTGCTTACCGTTTGCCAGCATCATTCCCGGTGGGTATGGGCGGACAGGACGGTACTGCAGCTGTAGCTGTTTGGACGGCATATCTTCCGGCGCGATTGGCAGGCCATAGCTGTGTGGCACCACTACCGCTTCAGCGATGTCATTGTCGCCGTACAGTCGGGCGGCAGCAGCGTGCGCACGGTCAAACAGCCAAACGACTGCACCCGCATAGTGGACTGCCGGGATCGTATCTGCACTACCACGGCCAACGGTAATCTGCTTGCCGTTAGTGCTGTCAACACGCATGAGCTCGTTGTCGACCAGAATGATATCGCCAGCCTGCACGGAGTTAATCGGCACGCCGTCTGTATCGCTGGTGGCGTCCAGTTCAATCTCGTTGGTCAGCTGCAGCACAAAGCCCTTCAGCACGCCCCATGGGGTCCACGGGTTAGCGCCGTTGTTATTCCATGGTGTCTCGCCCTGCTTACGGTCAAAGAAGTCGTAGCCGTCTACCGTACGATCCGACGGTCGAGCGACCATGCCGAACACCTGCGAATGGCCGGTATCACGTCCATCACGGATGAGCGAGAGATACGGCGCTTCGTACAGGTACATGTCGATCAGCGGCAGCATCTTCGTATCTTGCGTGCCCTGTTCAGAGAGCATCGCCACCTGGCCGCCTTTCACGTCGTTGGAGTCATCTGTGATATCCGTGTCAGGCTGTGCGGTGGCCATTGCGGAATACGGTACCTGCGCACCGGTAATGTCGGCATCCTCGCCAGTCTGGATATCCGTGTCTTCCTCGGTGGTCTGCATCATCAGCGCGGCGACGTTGCCCGTCTGAGGTGGTTTCTTGTGGACGGTGAAGGTCAGCGTGTAAAACTCCCACGACTCGATACCGTCGCGCAGCACGTCGAAGAAGATGGTACCGAAGGCAGACTCCGGCGTGCCCTCTTCCACTTTGGTATCAGCGGCCGCCATTGCATAGGTGTAGACGAACTGCGTGCCTGTGATGCCAGTCTCGGTGCGCTGCAGTACGCCTTCGCCGTCGAACACGCGCAGACGGTATGTCGTGCCCGGCTCCGGACCGATACTCGGGTCATCATGATCGACGAGCTTATCCTGCTGCACCACGCGGTCACGGTGCGCCCAGGTAAGCGTAGCGAAGTCCGGCACCTCGTCGGTACCGATATCCGCGCGCAGGTCGAATGACTCGTACCACGGGCGCTTCAGGCCGGACGCGATTGTCTCCCACTGCATGAGGCCGGGAGCGTACGGACGGAAGAAGCGGGACCGGAATACCAGCTCATCAATCGGCGCCTGGTCTTCAGGGAAGCGGCCACCCTTCAGTGTCCACGGCAGGATCTTCATCTCTACCGTTTCACCGGTAATGTATTTGACGTTATCGCTGCCGCCGTTGTCCTCGATGGCCCAGATGAGGTCGCCTGCGAAGTGACGTTTCGGTACGGTGTCCCAGCAGCCACGCGCCACGGTCAGCGTTTTGGTCACACGGTCAATCGCGTCGATGCGCATAATCTCGTGCTCGTAGCGCGGCCCCTTCCCGATCAGAATGGACATGCCGACGTAGACGTCTTCCTCGTCGTCGAAGTCATCGCCCTCTTTGTCGTAGTTGATGGTCGTATCGAGGTACCCGATTTGCGCGTTCAGCTCGGCCAGCGGCGTGAAGTCACCACCGCCATTCACAGCGAAGTTTGCCTGACCTTCCGGACGTACGGATAAGTCGAAGCCCATAGACAGCGGCGTCGGCTTCTCTGCGTGCGCATGGATGACACCCTCGACATCACGGAAGGCGTTAAACTCTCCGTCCGGCAGCTGGCGTGCGAGCTCCGCATACGTCATTTCGTACACGAGGCGGCGCGCGATGGCAGGGTCAGCGTTTGGCTCATTGTGGCCCGGTGGCTGGACGTCGGTGAAGGTATTGAGGTCGACACCGAAAACATCCTGCACAGCGGTAATCTTGATCGAGCCGTCAACCTGCCCAGACTCTTCCACGCTGCCGACGCGAACAATGACAGTCTCGATACCGCGGCTAACTGGGTCGCGCAGCTTAAACACGTCACCCGGCTGCATGTGCCATAGCCGGCGGTCGACCACCAGCGTGAATCGACGGATGTTCGTAGAGGCGGCTTTCAGGTCACGCTGGGCGATGACGTTGCACAGCTCCACCGTAGGCAGGCCAGGGTAGTCACGCGTATCGCTGTTAATCGCGCCCTGCGTCTGGATGAGTGCCAGGTTATGCGTACGGGTCGTGATGGTGTCGTTCGTGACCGGGTTGTGCCCGTTAACGATAATCTCGTTAATCAGGTTATAGACGGATGCGTTGGTCGCCTCGTCAATCTTCAGCAGGCCAGAATCGGTGTCGACCACAGGCAGCGAGTCCGCGTCGTAGTCATTGCGGATCAGCTTGATGGTGAATTTGCCCGTAAACTTATCGACGTACACCGCACAACCGATGTGATCGATAACGGTCTGCACGAATGACATGAGCGTATCTTGACGGCCCCAGCGCAGACACAGGCCAAACTTCTCGTCGTAAACCTGGTCAGCTGCGCGTCGCCACGCATCGTCGAGGAAGAGCGAACGGTCACGCCCCAGCCCCCACGCACGGTTGGTCAGCGCCTCGTAGATGATGTGAACAGGGTTCATCGCCACGACGTCGCGGCTGGTACCGTCGCCGTAGTACCCCGTCAGGATGATTTTCGCCTTGTCCGGGTACCAGACTGCACCGTCCCATCCCTGCAGTACACGACGCACGCGGAATTTCCACGCCTTCGGGTACGGGTTCATCGCACAGACCATGCCGTCGAAGAACGCGGTGAGGATGCCACGGAACTGTGGCTGATTGCCCTGGAGCATGGCGCGCAGCTTGGTAGACATGGTTTGGCTTGCGCCGCCCATCATCACATCCAGCGTGCCGTCGATGCCACCTTCAGCTTTGGTACCGCCGAACAGGTTTGGCTGGTTAATGTTTACCTGCGTATTGCCCGTTACCGAGCCTTCCCACGCCTTACGATCGCCTACGGTAATTTCACACAGCTCGTCCACCGGGCCGCGCCCGATACACATGTGAAGCCCCATGTAGTATTTGTAGCCGATCGTGACGTTCTTAGCCTTTCCCATGCTCGGCCTCCCACTCTTTCCGTGCTAACTCGGCACACTTCACCAGAAACGGATTGCCTGATTTCTCTGCGAGGCTGCACGGATATCCGTTGTGGCAGAAGTCCGTGATGTTGATTCCCAGCCTCTCAGCCTGCAGGCGCACGCCTTTCCCGCATATATTCAATGCGCGAGCGTGCCTCATGTAGATGCGCGGTTCGTCATCCATTATTTTTTGCCCTGTTTAGCTTTGACTTTCTTCGTACGGAAATTGCCGTACCCACCGACCTGCCAGTCGCCACTCCAGCATTCGCCGAAGAACACGACTTGCGGCGTGCCCTCTTCGACCTGCGGGATGTCAAAGTCCTGGAAGGTTGCCGGTTTTGCCTGCGCAGGTTTCGGCGCAAGTGCGACCTGAATGATGATCGAGACGACCAGTGCTGCAAGTGCCCACCACATAGCTGCTCCTTAGAAGATAGGGTTGCCGTCGAAAGGCGAGGTTGGAGGCATCGACGGGATCCCGCCGTAATTGTCCAGGTTGTTGAATTTGGTCAGGCAGGCTTCCGTGGTACGAGGGCAGCCCGGGTAAATCTTCAGGACCATGCCACCGGCCAATCCGGAGACGGTACCGAAGATAGTCAGGGTGTTGCCATTGTGCTGCTCGATGGCCCGGCGCTCGACACCGCGTCGTGGGTCAGTCCACTCGATAAAGCCACCAGCAAACCATTTGTCCCCAAACACGGCCACCCCGGGAACGATGATGGACGACCCGCCGACTGACTGGATAGTGCCATCGTACCTGAAGTTTTCCTTGTTCACCTTGCAGCACGAGTCGTACAGGGCGAACGGGCAGGATCGGCTCCACGCCAGTCGCAGACCGTTGCGCTCCAGTGACGCCGAGAGCGTGTTGCAGGTCAGGACGGCAGACACCGGAGTATTCAGGTTGGTCTGCATCACCTCGCCCACATAGCAGACGGCCGCGTCAGAATCACCGAAGTGATAGCGGCGCAGCGTGATGAAGACAGGGTTGATTGGCGGTGTGCCGGAGAAAAGGCCGACGACGGGAGACGAGATAGGCATCGTGATGTTTAGCGCGTCTACCGAAGTATCCCCCGTCTGTTTTACCCCGTCGTCGGCGACCCCCATTGGCTCCCACACAAAGCCACCCATTGACATGCTGGTGGCCGCGGACGTGTAGCGCCAATATTGATCGTTAAGGCGAAACTCATAGAGGTAAATGGGTTTGCCGTTGTAGTTCGATGATTCTAAATCGTTGTAGCTCATGCTCGCCTCACTGGATAGGTATCGGCGGTGCGTTCCTTCTTTCAACGATAGCCTTAAATGTCAATGCCACCTTGCTCGCACCGTCCGCATCGGTAAGCCGGTTAATCTCAATCGAATCAATATCGAGACGGCTTCTCGGCATGTAGCTTATACGACGCACCTGTGCTTTGGGAACAGACGCAATCGTTTCTGACAGAAATAACCACTCTTCGTCCTCGACCACTCGGCTGGAGATAATGGTGTTGAAGAGCTTCGACCCATCGTACAGCTCGATGAGAATGTCACGGCGGATAGCTTGCTGTGACAGGTTGTACTGATTGTAGCCGCTGCGGGAGACAATGAGTGCCCCCTGTGCCGCATCAATGTCCCGGGTCAGCACAAATTCGTCATGGCCGGTAGGCACATGCATCTCACGCCAGCGGCCAGCCATCTTGTAGATGTTGGTCTTAAAGTCGTGCATCGCCGCCCTGCCGTAGATGGTGTAGCCGTATTTCTCGTTGGTGGTTGCCGTGGCGCCCGGGTCAACGATGTACGGATTGCCCACCTGGTTATCCCATGAGTACGTCACGCGGTCAAAGGTTAGGTCCATCTGCTCTTTGTAGTTTGGCTCCCAGTTCAGCACAGGCAGGTTGGTCCGGCTGTAGATCGGGAACGTCCATGCGGTAGTGTAGTCGGCGGCCTCGATGGTGAAGAAGCGCAGCTGGTACTGACGAACCGCATCGGTCAGCTGCGTACTGCCGATCTGGTCGCGTACCTGCGCCACGCGCACCGGAGAGATTGTCGCGCCCGTCGTGTCCTTCTGGATCCCGTACAGTAGCGTCAGCTTTGTATCGGTTTTCTCGGCGATGATGTTCAGCTCGTAGTCCAGCACTCCGGCACGGCGAATCATCACCACGTCGTTAGCGAAAAACTCTCTGCGGTAGAAGTCTCCGAAGACGTCGATGCTTCCGGCGTACACGTCGCCCATCGGCGTCTCATCCCACCACAGCGGCACTAGACAGAAGCGCGGGCCCACGCCGGACAGGAAGGAGTCAATCAGGCCACGGTTATCGCCGAAGCTCGCAAAGGAGGCCTCCAGCGAACGACGTGGGTACTCGCGCAGGCATCGACGCTGTTCTGCCCCGGACTCGGACTGCAGGACGTCGGTGAGCCACTCCAGGCGCTCCAGCACGCCGCTCTTCCAGTCTGGTTTCGGCAGGAACACCGGATAGCTGAGGCGCAGGTCTTCGTTATAGGGCGGCTTCGGGCCCAGCGCTGAGTCCGGGATCTGTTTGGTATCGCCGATGAAGTCGTTTGCCCGGGAGACTTCCACGACCTTTCCACCCGTCGAGATCTCGTAGCAGATGAAGGAAGGGGAGCCCCCCGGCACGTTGGTGTACGTCAGGTCCAGGCGATAGGTGTCGCTGGTGGCTACAGAGAATGTCTGCACCACCGGAGTAACCCAGTCGCCGCCATTGGTGCCGGTAGCGATTTGGGTACCGTTCAGTTTCAGCGTGCCCACGTCGTCGATGATGAAGCGGATTTGGTAATCACCAGCGGCTAACTTAATCCACTTCGCGGCGTAGTAGGTCGTGTTGGCAGCTGCGTTGGCATACTGGTCCTGCACGTAAATATCGTACGCCCCGTTTAACAGGGCGTTGTGCGCAGGCGAATTGCCGAGTGTGTTCGTTTCCTTTAGCGGCCTAAGCCCTGACAGCGCCATCATTGTCTCCCGTTAGACTTGGGGCGAAGCATTTGTCGTACGGTCAGGCTGTTACGCTGCAAGATCTGCAGTACGGCCTGCTCACCTTCCGGAGTATTCATTGCCTCCGGTACTTTGGTTCTATCGTCCACCAGCACGAATCGTACGGCCTGTGGCTGCCCCTGACTGCCGGCATTAGAACGGTTCTGGTTCAGAATGTTGTTCGGGTCGTTCTTGTCGAGCACCTGCTCACCTTTCTGGAGGATGGCTGGTACCTCGTCAGATTTCAAGCCCGGCAGACCGCCATCGTGGAAGCGCGGTGCGTTGGCAAACCAGCCCGGATTCATGCCGCGCTGCTGCATACCACCAGTGGTGGAGCTGCCGACGATACCACCGTTGTGCTTCGCCGCTACGCCGCCCAGCGCCACTGCCGCACCACCGATACCGCCGCCGAAGCTGGCCAGTGCGTTCAGCGCCATCTGCTGCAGGATGGCAATAGCGATCTGCTGCAGGAATTTAGCGAAGAACGCCAGCACCGCCACGCCTGCGTTCTGGAATGCCTGACCCATGCTCTCCGCGCCGACCCCGACCTGGACCAGTTCGTCCACGATGCTGTTCAGTGCGGTGGCCATTCCGTCGAGCACGCCCTGCACGATTGTGGTGTCCATCTTCGTGAAGGTGCCTGTCAGGTCCACCAGCGATGCTTTGGTCGCGGCAATGTTCGCCTGCAGTTCAGCCCATTTCTCCGGCCCCAGCAATGCCTGAGCCTGCGTGCCTGCTGCTTCCAGCTGCGTCAGCGCGCTTTCGATTGGTGACTGTGTTTCCTGATTGACCTGCACCACCGCGGCGACCTGCTGGTCCTCGTTGATGACGCCAGCCTGACGCTTCGCATTAATCTCGTCGATGCGTGCCTTACGGATCGCCAGCAGGGAGTTAACCTTGTTCTGCAGGCGCTCCACTTCTTCCAGCTGCATCTTCTCAGTGATGTACTGCTGGTTAATCGCCTTCAGGGTCGTGAAGTTTTGCGCCAGCTGATCGCCCTGCGCACCGCCCAGCTTTTTAGCCTGCGCGATGTATTTATCGATCTGCGTGTTGGCTTTGTTGACCGCTGCAGTTGTACGCTCCGCCAGGGAGGACGTAGGATCCTGCTCAACCTGCTTCAGCTGGATAGAGTCATTCAGCTCTTTGTATTTCTGGGTCAGGTTCTCCAGCGCTTTGGCACGTTTGTCGATACCGGTAGAGCTGCGCTGGGACGCGTTAAATTCTGCCGTCTCTGCCTGCTTGCGCAGCGCGATGATGCCGTTCAGCTGTTTGACCAGCGCATCACCCTCTTTCCCGCCCAGCGCTTTGGCACGCTTCATCTGCGGCGCGAATTCCTCATCCACCAGCGCCAGTCGTCCGGAGAGGCTTTTACGCTGCAGCGCCTTCTTACCTGCCATGTCCGCTTTCTCGGCGGACTTCTGCAGTTTGCCAAACTCTTTGGTCAGGGCGTCAATCTCACGCTGACGTTCGGTCAGGCCGCCGCCTGGGTCAGCGGTGAACTGGAAGCCGAGTGCGCCGGCCAGGTCCGCCTGCAGCAGTTTCGCTTTCGTTTCGAGAGTCTGTTTGACCACGTTGGACATCGTGTCGCCGTACTTCTTGGCGATCTCGTCGTTCATCTGGTTCCAGCTCTTGTTCACCTCATCCCATGTCCCTTTGACGTTCTGGAACATGTCACGGTTTTCTTTGGTGAGGTTATCCGCCACGTTCAGCGCCCACTTCGCCAGGTCTTCGCCGACACCCGGGATCAGGCGCAGCACATCGGCAATCCAGCGAGCCAGCTTATTCAGCGTGTCGCTAAACATGGTCGTGATAGGGCGCAGCACCGCGTAGGTCAAATCCTGAATGGCTGCAGTCGGCGTGGCTGCCAATGCGATAATCTGGTTGCCGAGGTTCTTGAAGTCACGGACGACCTCATCGACGGCTTTGGCAAACGTCTTCGACTGGTCATACATGATCGCGCCGATGTCATAGGCAAGCAGCGCCCACCCGACCAGCGGAATGACACGAACCAGACCGCCGAGCGCGAGCCCCAGCAGCTTCGCCGCCCCGGTACCGGTAGTGAGTCGTGCAGCGAACAGGCTGAGGAATTTAAGGATGCCGTCGCCGATTTTGCCCATCTGCATGAATAACGGTACCAGCTGCTTCATGCCCATAATCATGCCGCCGATAACCTGCACGACCTTCAGCCCGGCAAAGATGGTCAGGGCGTCAATCAGCAAATCCACGTTGTCCACGCACCAGATGACCGCCTCGGCAATCTTCGTGAATGCCTCGCCGAGATTCTTCGCTGCCTCTTTACCATCGGAGCTGTTCAGGAATTCAGTGATGCGCTGCAGCATGTTCACATACGCGTCGATAAAGCCTGAGTCGGCCAGCGCCAGTTTGAACATCGTCATGGCGTTCTGGGCGCGCGCTTCCATCGCATCCACACCTTTGGAGGCGGTAGCGATTTGCGCGTCGATAGCTTTGGCGTTCTCACGGGCGAAGTTGATTACCGCCTGCGCCGATACCTCGCCGTTCTGCATTGCCTTCAGCAGCTCGGAGGTAGTCATGTTCATGCCTTTGGCGAACAGCGCCACCGCACCAGGGAGACGTTCACCCAGCTGGCCGGTGAGCTCTTCTGCGTAGACCTGACCTTTGGAGAGCATCTGCTGCATCGCACGGA